AGCTCCAGTTGAAGATGGTTAGTCTTCAACAAGTATCAACCCCCTTATTTCAGACGTTCAAATGGATCGCCAGCACACCGGCAACCCAAAGAGCGTCTTGCTGGGATCTGTAACCAGGATCCCAGCCATCTAGAAAACCTTGCGGTAATCTAGATCGACGAGTTCTTACGCTAGGCGGATTAACGCTTCGCGGTAAGTAGAACAAACACTCGTCGCCGACCTTGTAGACGTACTTACTGTGCTTTATAAGCACGGTGTCTATGTACTCGTATGTGTCGCGTTTAATCGGCACACCGGATATATAGCCACCACACGCAAGGGGAAGAGCAAAGCGTTCAGCTTCTTTTGGAAGCTTGCTCGGCTGGTAACCTAGCGATAAGTAGGTATATCTACGCGGACACCCGGCAGTCAGTACCCCTTGGTCGGGGTTTAACCACTCGGGTATGAGGTGGACCTTGCCATCTATGTACGACCTAAGTAGCGAAAGTGTGCGATGCAAAGGGATGCGCTCCCTTGCACACCACCCAGCTACCTGGTTAATTGCTACATAGACGTCTTGTTCCGCAGCAACCGATTTCACATAGAAAGGAGTCACATCGACCCCGTTTAGGAAATCGCCACCACAGGACTCGCGAAAGGAACCTTCACTGTAGGACTTATCTAAATTAACGACAAGTCCCGCCTTTGTCAAGACCTCTACGAATCCAGCATACTCATGGGTAGGGATAATTATATCATCCCCGAACACGCAAGTGTTCGACCAGTCGATAAAAAGACTGGGACCCCCATGTATACACCTATATCCATAGATCAGAGCTACGATTAGCAATGTCATAAGGGGAAAAGTAAAACCATTCCCCATAGTGCTAATCATATGTAGCTCAACTTGGATACCTACATCAGACGCTTTACCATCGCGTTTGACTGTAATCATGGGCGACCTGAGCTTCATTAACAGGTCGAACCATGCACTAGGCATCAGGGCACGTACAAGATCGATGCTAATCATATCGCTAGCGGACTTCAGGTCGAGAGTAGCAACACTCCCATCTCTTGATCCACGCTGGGCCATAGCCACGTTCTTAGGCTGTTGGGTGCGAATGTCTAGCCCGATATGCCGAAGTGCCCCTTCGAGATACATACCTGCAGCAAGCTGCAGGCACATGTTCCCTGAGGGTTCTATGGCAATTGTACGTTCAGTGTCCTCATTTTTCGGTACAGTTGTTAGTCGGGAGCCTTCAACCTGCGTAGTGCCCGAAACTCCTTGCTGGCCATCTCTGGCCACGAAGTAAGGGTTCATACTACGTAGTTTAAGCACCAAAGGCTCACACAGAGCGGTACAAGTCATACTCTGTCCAATCTTATCGACAGTGTGTGTCCCCTTAACGCCATTACTGGCTCCGGGGCCAAACCGCCAATTCGACCAAAGGTATGACATCTCGAGCGGCTGTTGAATGGCCAGCTCATCCCAGGTACTCGTGAAACGCTCTAAAACATTAAGTACGAAATAACGAGCGTTAGCCACAATCCTAGGATCGAGGGTAATCGAGGGCGGTGAGCTCTTTTGGAGTTCACCAACTCGAGCATTTATCGACAAGAAATCGTCGATCGCTTTACCTCGAAGATCTTCTCTAAGGAAGCGTGCTCTTTTACGAGCACGTTGTACCTGACGAGAGACCGCAAAACTTGCCGGTCCCCTGTCAAGAAGCTCTTCTAACATCGTGTTGAAGAGCGCCGTAAGGCGTTCCTCATTACGACCTTGAACGTTACTTTTACTCACAGGATAACTCCCGATGATTATAACGGTTTAACCAGGATGAGTCTTGAAACGGCGTTAACCTACCGTCTCTTCTGATCCAACATTCCCCTGGGCTGAAGTGTTTCCAACCCATAAGGCATGTAGGATGTATCGACTCCAAAGGCGTTCCTCAGCCGGTGTAAAGCGGTCATCGTCGCCTCGACGTACTCCTTTGGCGCACTCGCAAGTAAAACAAGCGAGCACGTTATGAGAAGTACAACGAGTCTTAGACAACACAGCCGGCACATTCAAAGAACACCCGTCAACACAGTGACCGAAATACCGCTCGCTTGTTCCCAGCCAACTCCAAAATGGCAGCTGATAAGGGCGCGAACTTCTTCCGGTTCATACGTGTCGACGCCGGCATAACACTCCAGGATCGTGGTAATTTTGTTTACCATGATACTCTGGTTCGCTGCCGGAGCAGCCCCTTTTCGTGTGACGAGTTTGTACACGTTCAGGGGGATGTTCCTGATAATTCCCGTTACGGGATTTGCCTGCGGCAACGTTCGAAGGATCGGAGGCCGGAAAAACGTCGTTGTGAACGGCTTACTAACGCTGTTCACATCAACGCTTGTCTGAGTACCACCCAGAGCACTAATGGCGTATTGTTTACCATTAATGTTAGGCGCGGTATCCGAGGTGAGCGTGTAGGTCGGGCTTGTCAGCCCGGTGACCACGGCTCCTGTAACAGGTGAAGCTGGTGCGAAAGCCATGAATGGCTCCTATATCGGTTAAGGACGTAATAGTCTGGATACCGTGACAAGTCAAGTCACAGCTTAGGACCACGTCGTCCCGCTATAACGGACCCCAAGTTTAGAAGCTTGGTAAGCCCGTTGGAAGCGATCTCATCCACTGTTTTAAGGCGGAGTGACCG